TTATATCCGGCAAGATAACTAATTTTACACAGATAAAAAATTATCCAGTGCAATCATTTGCCACTGCTGATATAGTACCTTTGATATTAATGTATATTGAGAGGAAGTTAGAACCTTATCAATCGTGTGTAGTAAACAGTGTACATGATTCTATAGTAGTAGATGTGCACCCAAATGAAGAAAAGGAAGTATTAGATGTAATTGAAATAACTAATCAGAATATGATATCTTTAATAGAAAAAGAGTTTAAAATAGAATTTAATGTACCTCTATTATTAGAGGCAAAAATAGGTACTAATTGGCTTGACACTAAAGATGTTGCATGATATAACTAGGCACTTATTGAAAGGAGAAAAAATAAATGAATGATTTAATCAATATAAATACAGATAGCTATGCAGACTTAGCTAAAGCTATGGGAATAGCTACAGAAGTTGCTGCAAAGCCAAAGAAGTCTGGCAACTTAAACAGATTAAGAATATGGCACACACCTATAATGGGTCAAGCTGATATAAATGGTAAGATGGCTAATGTTGAAGTCATTGAGGGTGGAGCATATAGATTAGAGGTTGTAGAAGAAAATGGTTCTACCTTCTACTATTCAAAGAATATAAGCATTCGCCCATTCATGCAAAGGTTTATGCTAAGAAGGTACATAGCGAATCTTAATGCAAAAGCTGGCGAACCCAAGGGCATGTTCCATAGAACTATAATGTCTGATAATCTTAATACTGATTTGAAAGACAATACAGGTAGGTTCAACTGTGGTAAACCGTCTGGTTACATAGAAGACTTCAAAGCATTAGCACCTGACATGCAAGACTTAATAAGACAAATTAAACGTGTTCGTGTTATCTTTGGTGTGGTTACTTTAGATGAGCCTACTGACGAGAAGGGTCAACCTACAGAAATAGGTGATGTACCTTTCATTTGGGAGATAGATAATAAGGATGCTTTCAAAACTTTAGGTGAGCAGTTTAATGAGTATGTTAAGAAATCTAGATTGCCTATACAGCATATGATACATCTTAATGGTACTAAAGCAAACGAGTTACCTAACGGAAGTAGTTTTTATACACCTATCGCCCAAGTTGACTTCTCTGAAGCATTTGATGTTACAGCAGAAGACCAAAAGTTATTTGGAGACTTTGTTGATTGGATAAAGAACTTCAATGACTACATCTGTAAGGAGTGGGAAGAAAAAGTAGAATCTAGGCAGAACCCTGTTTCAAAAGAAGAGATGGAAACTGTAGAGTCTTTTATTGATATTGAGGGTACTAACTAATGAATCATATCGCTGAACTGAAGTTGCATCAATATATGACTGATGCAGTCAATGGTAAATCTGTTATGTCAGATGAGATTATAAATCAAGTAGCCAATGATGTAAAAGATGCATTGCAACGTCAGTTTGGTGGTAAGGTCAAAAGAAAAGATTTTACTTTACGTATGTCTAATGTTGGTAGACCCACTTGCCAACTTTGGTACGAGAAAAATAAACCTGAGACTGCCTTACCTAAATCAAATAATTTTATGATGAATATGATGTTAGGAGATATAGTTGAGGCAGTCTTCAAGGGTTTATTGAAAGCTTCTAAGGTAGATTATGAAGAGTCTGATACTGTTACACTCAAGTGTAAAGGTGCAGAGGTGTCAGGTTCTTATGATTTAGTGATTGATGGAGCAGTTGATGATGTTAAATCAGCATCTGATTGGTCTTATAAAAATAAGTTTGAATCTTATGACACATTAAGTAGTGGTGATGGGTTCGGATACATAGGGCAACTTGCTGGTTACGCAAAAGCTTCAGGTAAGAAAGTTGGTGGTTGGTGGGTTGTAAACAAAGCCAATGGTCACTTTAAATATGTGCCTGCTAATGGACTTAATCTAGATGACGAGATAAAAAAGATTGAAGACACAATAGCTACTGTTAATACAAATAAGTTTGAGAGATGTTTTGAGCCAGAGGAAGAAACATTTAGAGGCAAGCCTACTGGCAATACGGTGTTAAACACTAACTGTAAGTTCTGTGACTACAGATATGATTGTTGGGATTTAACGGACAAACCTGCTGTTATGTCTAAGGCACAGACACCTAAAATTGTCTCATATATAAAATTAGGAAAGGAGAAATAGCATGAGTAAATCATTAGATGAGTTAAAATCTGATATTGATGAAATGGAGAAACAACTAGCAGAAGCAAAAAAGCAGTATCGTGAAATGCGTACAGCGGGTTTGCGTGATGCTATTGAAGCTAGGAAAGTAGCAGATGAAGCTGTAAAGGAAGAGTTAAAAAACTTAGGTTACCAAACTTCTTACAATCCTTTTACAGGGATAACATGGCGAAACTTCTAAGTGCCTCCTCATAAAATTAGAAGAGAGGCACTAAAGTATGGGTATAGGAGTGGTTTAGAACATACCATCTCTTTATATCTTAAAAAGTTGAAACATAAATTTGATTATGAATCAATCAAAATAGAGTGGGAAGATTTAACATATCGCACCTATACCCCAGACTTTATATTGAATAATGGTATAATTATAGAAACTAAAGGAAGATTTTTAGCGGCAGATAGAAAGAAACATCTTTGTATAAAAAAGCAACATCCCCATTTAGATATAAGATTTGTATTTACAAATAGCAGAAATAAACTTAGTAAAGGAGCTAAGTCTAGCTATGCAGAATGGTGTATAAAACATAATTTTAGATATTATGACAGAATTATACCTGAAGATTGGCTAAAAGAAAAAGGTAAAAATAAACACTTGAACTTTATTAAATTTTCAGGTAAAAAAATAAGGAGATAATATATGTTAGAGAAAAGAAATCCAAATTCATGTTTTATAGAACTGAACCCTGTATGCGAGAAAAGTTATTGGACTGGAGAGTTAGAGGTTAATATTATAGCCTCTGAAAAAAGTGACCTAGACAAAGAGAGTAGAGAAAGTCTATTACACTTATCCCAATTAGTTGCATCTACTATAGCTCTCATGGAGCGAGACCCTAATCTAACATTAAAATTAGAAAATTTCTTAAATGAAGAGGATGACGAAATAAGAAGACAGAACAAAGCTAACGTAACAAAAAAAATTGATGGTAATATAATATCACTAAGCTTTGAAAGGAACAAATAATGTTAAGACATATGGAGTATATGAAAATGAAAGAAAAAGAACAAGAGGACATGGTTAATAGTCCTGCTCATTATAACAAAGCAGGTATTGAAACTATAGATGCACTTGAGGCTATGTTAACAAATGGCTTTGATTATTATTTACAAGGAAATGTGTTTAAATATTTATGGCGATATAGATACAAGAATGGTGTAGAAGACTTAAAAAAAGCACAATGGTATCTCAATAAACTTATAGAGGTCTACGATGGTAAGAGTTAAAATGATACTCTTATTATCTGTAGATGAAGAGGAATACCCAATTCCTTCAGATGGTAAGGTAGGCGAAGAAATAGAAGACTACTTTACGGACATGATTCACGAAGTAGATGGATTGAAAGTAAAATCAATAAAAACAATAACAGAGGAGACATAAATGTTAAAAAATTACTTACCCACAGATTATCAAAACTTTATTGCCCTATCTCGCTATGCTAGATGGAAAGATGATGAGCAAAGAAGAGAGAATTGGGGTGAAACAGTAGATAGATACTTTGATTATATGAGTAGTCATATGAAAGATAATTATAATTATATTATAACCAAAGCTCTTAAAGAAAAGCTTACTAATCAAATAATGAGTTTAGGTGTCATGCCTAGCATGAGAGCTTTAATGACTGCAGGACCTGCCTTAGACAGGTGTCATGTGGGTGGTTATAACTGTAGTTACATACCTGTAGATAGTCCACGTAGTTTTGACGAGTGCATGTATATACTTATGTGTGGTACAGGTGTAGGATTCTCTGTTGAACGTGAAAACATAGACAAGTTACCTGTGGTTAATGAGCATTTTGAGGACAGCACTACTATCATATCTGTTGCTGACAGCAGACCCGGTTGGGCTAAAGCATTGAGAGAACTTATTGCTATGTTATATGTAGGACAAGTTCCAAAATGGGATGTCTCACAAGTAAGACCTGCAGGTGCTAGACTAAAGACATTTGGTGGTAGAGCATCAGGACCTGCACCTTTAGTTGAATTATTTCAGTTCTGCATCCAAAAGTTCAAAGGAGCTAAAGGCAGAAGACTATTCCCTATTGAATGCCACGACATCATGTGCAAGATTGGCGAGGTTGTAGTTGTAGGTGGTGTAAGACGTTCTGCTCTTATCTCTTTATCTAACTTGGGCGATGACCAAATGAGACATGCTAAGTCAGGTCAATGGTGGGAGAATGAAGGGCAAAGAGCATTAGCTAATAACTCTGTAGCATTTAAAGGTAAGCCTGAGATGGGTACATTCATGCGAGAGTGGACATCTTTATATGAATCTAAGTCAGGTGAACGTGGCATCTTCAATCGTAGAGCAGCCAAAGAGAAGGCATCTGAGAATGGTAGACGTGATATTGACCACGAGTTTGGATGCAATCCTTGTAGTGAGATTATACTTAGACCTTATCAGTTCTGTAATCTTACTGAAGTTGTATGTAGAGCCACAGATGACTTAGCATCCTTAACAGAGAAGGTACGTATGGCTACTATACTAGGTACATTTCAATCTACTCTTACTAACTTTAAATATTTACGTAAGATATGGAAAGATAATACAGAGGAAGAGAGACTATTAGGAGTTTCCCTAACAGGTATCTTGGATACAAATATATGGACAGAAGAAATACTTACTATGCTAAGAGAAGTAGCAGTAGAAACTAATAAAAAGATGGCTAAAGACTTAGGTATACCACAGTCAACTGCTATTACTTGTGTAAAGCCAAGTGGTACAGTTAGTCAATTAGTTGACAGTGCATCAGGGATTCATGCTAGACACAATGACTACTACATCAGAACTGTACGTGGTGATAACAAAGACCCACTAACACAGTTTATGAAACAGAGTGGTATACCAAGTGAGCCTTGTGTTATGAAACCTGATAGCACTACTGTGTTCAGCTTTCCTATGAAGTCACCTCAAGGTGCTGTCACTAGAACACAGATGTCTGCTATTGAACAGCTAGAATATTGGCTCATGTTTCAAAGGCATTGGTGTGAACACAAACCTTCTGTTACTGTGTCTGTCAAAGAAGATGAATGGATGGATGTAGGAGCATGGGTATATAAGAACTTCGATGAAGTATCAGGTATATCCTTCTTACCATTCAGTGACCATACATATGCTCAAGCACCTTACCAAGATATAGACGAAGCAAAGTATTATGCATTGTCACATGAGATGCCTGACTCTATTGATTGGTCAAAGTTAGCAGACTTTGAGAAGGAAGACACAACTAGTGGTGGTAGAGAACTAGCTTGCACAGCAGATGCGTGTGAGATGGTTGACATTCAGGCTAGTTAATGTTAGACTCTGCAGAGTTATTATGGTGGCAATGGTGGTTACTTATCGCCATTTCCATCAACACAACTATAAACTTAATCGTGTTCTTTAAAGGTAGGAAGCTACACATACGAGAACTATTACATCTTAAACCAAAGAGAAAAGGAGTTACACATGGAAAACCTAGCACCAAGTAAAAAGAACAGAAAGAAGTTTGATATTGATTTAGAATATGGACAAGTAAGAGAACAGCTTGTAGCTGATATGCTACAGAATAAAAAGATAGAAGTAAAAAGTGAAAGAGATATGTGGCAACGTACAGGTAACATTGCTATTGAGTACCAATCTTATGGTAAACCAAGTGGAATAGATGCAACTGAATCTGACTACTGGTTTCATAATTTGTGTGTAGGAGATGATACTTTTTGTACATTAGTATTTGATACAAAGAGTTTGAAAAGAATAATAAATAACTTAGATTACAAAAGGTCTGTATCAGGTGGAGATAACAATGCATCAAGAATGTATCTTCTAAATATACAGAAGTTGTTTTCATCTGATGTTATAAAAGCATTTAAGGAAGGAGAAATAGCAGCATGAGAGACATGATATTAAACGCAATAAAAACTAAGATGATAGGGCAGATGAATGCTCATATAGCTAATGCAGAGGTTATGTTAAATAATCCTGTTGGTGCAAGAGACAGAGCAACTGTGATAGACACGATTGAGAAAGAGTTGTCTGCTTTAGAACATCTTGATGGAAGACTTAACGTACTAACTAAATACTTTGAAAGGAGTAATGAGAATGCAATCGAAAACAAGGAAAAAGAGAAACCCAAATCTAAGTAAGTATGATGCTCCCTTAAGAATACAATTCGATAGGGGGTTCAATGCTTTCAAGGGTAAGCAATATGTCAAAACAAATGGAGATGCTAAAATAATTATGACAGAGAATCCATATAACCCAAACACTATGCAAGCAAGGGAGTGGTTACGTGGATATAACTCTGCATATGCACAACAACTTAAAAGGGTGAAGGATGTCGAAGCTAGAAGAAGAAGCGAAGAAATACATGCAGGATAAGATAGTAATAGAAGAAGTAATGACTGCTGAGTTTTATGAAATGAAAGCAGGACAGACAGCCATCTTTCCTAAATATAAAGCCCTAGAGTATTTAGCTCTAGGGTTAACTAGTGAAGCAGGGGAAGTAGCAGGTAAGGTAAAGAAACTTATACGTGATGGCGAAGATATGGAAGGCTTTGAGTTGAAGAAGATAGCCATAGCATCAGAGATAGGTGACGTACTTTGGTACTGTGCTATGCTTGCGAAAGAGGTAGGTGTTCCATTGAATGATATTATGAAAGATAACTTGAAGAAGTTACATGGAAGAAAAGTACGTGGAACATTACATGGGTCAGGAGATAATAGATAACAATATTATTGATATGCTTTAGAGAGTTCTCTGCCGATTAACACTGCATTTAGGTAGTGATTAAAGTCAGGTTCTTCTCTTTGCATATCTAGTACTGTCCTACCATATTTTTCTAGGTAGTATTCATCTGCTAATTGTCTCTGCCTAGTGGACAGCTTTACATATTTAGCTCTATCAAATGGTGTTATAGACTTACCTAATTGATTAGCTTCTTTAACAGCCAAACCTTCAGCCAACTCTTTAGCTACCTTAGTATAATACTTTAACTTATTACTAAAAGAAGCCTCTCTTTTCTTAGGACTAAGGTTTTGGTAATAGTCACTGTTTATTTCCTTAGTAAGATTTTCTTCTGTAAGTTTACCTAAAAACTTCTTGATGTATGAGTCTGCCATCTTATCTCCTGTTGGAGTAAGTAACTCAAACTCTTCCATTCCAAATCTAACTAACTCTTGTTCAACTGTATTCTTTTTAGGTGTAAATCTTCTACCTGTAAGTTGCTTTCCTAAAGTACTCTGTTCATACACAGGACCTGACCTAGTAGCAAATTGTTTCTCAGGTAAGTTTTTATGTACGAATGGTAGGTTTCTTTGTAATGAATTTTGAAATGTCTTTAGTGACCTTTCTTTAGCTCCTATACCTTCTATCTGTCTAGAGTCACGAATGATACTAGCTTCCTTACTAAAGGCTGCTTCTATATCTTTCAACACTCTAGCAGGAGTTAAAGCACCACCTACTAATTCACCTATATATCCTGATACTTTCTCTGCTATCTTCTCACCTTCAAGAGTATTGAACTCATCAGCACTTCCAAAACCTAAGAACATATTGTCTATTACGTAGGCACTTGCACCATTCCTAAAGATAGCACCTGTCATACCTTCTATGAAGTCTTGACCCACACCTCTTTTTAATGTGTCGTTCTCCCATTTAACCCACAAATCACCCATGATTAAGTAAGGAGCTAGTGGAAAGAATGGTCGAATGTCAACAGTTCTTTCATCATCACTTTTCATCTCATACCAATTACTATCTTGGTTTTCTTTTCTATACTTATAAGCTGCTAATATAGCAGACATACCTACCATACCCTTGCCTAATTCTTCTCTTGCTTTACCTAGCTGTTTGTAACCTAAGTCTTTATAGGATTGGTCTTTCTTTAATACGTTCCATGCACCTTTGGTTAGATTCATTAAACCTACTGCACCACCAACAGGAGAATAATCTAATTGCATTTGCATTGCGTTAGCCATAAATCTTGAATAAGGGAATTGACCTGTACCCAAAGGCACACCAACTAATCCAGGTAAAGGACCTAATGCTTCATTTAACTTTACAAACTTACTAGCTACAGTGTCTGCAAATTTATCACCACCTTCTTTAGGCATACGTGCAAATGTAAAGTAAAGTGATTCCTCTATTGCACTTTGTAACATTTCTTTAGGTAATGTCTTACCACTAACAGATACCTCTAAAGCATTAGTACCCATTCTTCTCAGTTGTTTATCTATCCTTGCAGTAAACACAGCCTTTCTAAACAGTATATCTTGAGCCATGTTAGCTTTGTTTAAAGCTCTAGTTATAGATGATAAGCTCTGGTCTGCACCCACTTCTTGTAAGGACCTATCCATTTGAGCTGCAAGTCTAGGGTTATACTTTAATAGTTGCTGTGTTATTTCACTAGCTCTGAAAGCACCTGAACCCATTACATTTAAACCACTTAACGTACCAAAGGTATCTCTTACTATATCAGCTACACCCTTTTGAATACCGTCTGTACTAAATTCACCTTTTAAAGCACTGTTAACACCTCTTCCTAGATTGTACATTAGAGATTCTGTTAGGTTTGAACCTATATCAAAGGTAACTCTCATACCACCTGTAGCTACGTTACGAACTGTAGTAGATAGTTGTGTAACCATTAATGCTCTACGTTCTCTATCAAGTCTCTGCATGAAGTCGTGAGCTTTAGTGAACATAGATGTGGTAGCATCTTCTTTACCAAACTTCTTTTCAAACTCACTCTTAAACTTGGGGTCAAACTCTTTATATTCTTTTAGAAACTTACCAAGAGCAGAGTCTGTTTGTAGGAGTTTACCTGCATCACTACTAGTAGTCATAACTATTTTAGCAAACTGGTCTCTAGTTAAACCTGCCCTGGATACAGCCATGTCAAAATCGTCTGCGTCTACACCTTTTAAATCGTTTAATCTTTCTAACAATTTTTTAGTAACTACCATAGCTTTGTCATTACCAACAGTAACTTCTTCTACAAAGTCTTGGGCTGCTTTGTCTGAAGATTTTGTCAAGTCCTGAAATGTCTCAAGAACTATTTTACTAACTCTCTGTTTCATTTCTAGATTTACAGTAGCAGAGGTTATTTCAGTTGCAGGGTCTAACTTTTCAAGTATCTTTCTTCCTTGTGCTAAATCCTCACTCACAGAACTATCTGTTTTATTAACCATATCCACAATAGATTCTTCATTGATAGGGTCAAACTCATCAAGTTGTTTTTCATCTACTTTACCTTTTGATGCCTTGTCTCTTAGTTTCTTTTTGTAAGCATCTCTAGCTGTTTCTTCTAAGTTTATGTTTTTAACAGCAGCTCCCCTGCCTAGTTTACCTATAGCAGGTATGGCAAACGAGCCTAAACCTAATGTTAAAGCACCTGTTATACCACCTGTTAAAGCTATCTCTTCTGCTGAAGCAACTTCATCTCTTATACCTGCTTCCTTTTCTAACTCAGATAAAGCAGAAGATGCATATGCACCTTCACCACCTGCGACAGCAGTCTCTGTGGCTAGAGGTACTGCACCAGCTTTAAATCCTAATTTTAATGATTGTCGTTTGGCTTCTTGAGTTGCTGCTTCTTTAGTTAAACCTTTAGCCATACCATCTAGTATGAGTTTCTTAGCAGCTTTAGTTGCACCAAACTTTGCAACTGCACCAGCACCGAATCCAAAGTAGGTAAGTGGGTCTGTTAATAGACTCTCACCATAATCCATCAATGCATCAAACGTGCCTGTGCCACCTTCTTCGTAGAAGTCAGGTAGTCTTTCTATGTCTCTAAATAAAGTAGCATACCTACTTTTATCTGTGTCATTAGCACTACGAGTCCAATCAACTTGGCTCATTAAATCTAGTGTATTACTATTGACATGTCTGTAATGTTCTATAAATCTTTTGGTGAAGTCCTTGTTTGACTCATCTTCTTGTCTGCCTTCATCCTTGCCAAAACGAGACTGTAGATACAAGTCAGCTTCCTTAAGAAAGTTTTCATCTTGTACAAACTCTTGGAAGGTTTTCTTTTTAGACAAGTCCATTGTCTCTTGTTCGTAGTCAACATCAACACGAGGAACTTGTGTCTTTTCTAAATCAAGTACAGGCTCTTTAACCTTTTCTTTAGGCTCTTCTAACTCCATCTCAAAGATATCTTTACCTTTAGAAAAAGTGTCTTCCTCTTCTATCTTTTCTTTTTCTATAGGTCTAGTAATGGCTTGAGTTTCTTCCTCAAGTTCCATCTCAAAGATGTCTCTCATTACCTACCTCTTCTATTTAATTTCTTTGGTGGTTTTGGTGTTCCATCTGTAAAATGCGTATCGCCATATTTTTTATCCCAAGCATCTTCTGCGTCTGAGTCAAAGAAGCTACCATCGTCAGGTCTTGGTGGTACTTTTTCTCCACCCACCTTCTCTTCAGTTACCTGTTTATTTCCTTCAGCTTCAGTTACTATATTGAATATTTCATTATCGCTTTTATCTGGGTATAAATTCTTTAAGGTATTAAAGACATCCTGTTTAGTAACATTCTTGCCACTAGAGTCTTTCCTTTTAAATAAATCTTCTGCAGCCTTAGATAAATCATCTCCATATTTTTCTTTAAACTCAGACTTTTTCTTATTCAAAGTTTCTTGTTTTTTCTTTTTCTCTAACTCTTCCTGTTGCTTTTCAAAGAAAGACTTTTCTTTATCATCCTCTTCCTCTTCAGGCTTTTCTTCTTCTCCACCCTTGAGCTTATCTTTTTGTATCTGATTGGCTATCTTTTTAAGTTCAGGATTCGCTTGTATAAGTTGTATACCATTAGTACTTAAAGCACCACCTTCTACATCATCTAATATACCTTTAACAAATTCTTTATTGTATTCATCTACTTCTTTTTGTATATGGTTTATATACTCAGGGCTTCCTTCTAAATAAGTTTTTCCACCTACCTCTATACGAGAGCCATACTTGTCGCTAATTTTTTTAACACCATCTTCCCATCCAGCACGAAAGTTTCCATAGGATATAGCGGTCTTATTCTTAGCAGCTTTTTGCCTAAGCTCTTCAGTAATGTAACCAGCAGAGGTTTTAGCTTTTTTAATCCTAAAGTCTTCATATTTTTTACTAGCTTCTTCGTATTCTTTTGTGCCTACATCGTACTTATTAACTTCATTTAAAAGACTAGCTTCAAATTCATCAGCAGATTTAAATGACTTATTCATTTTGCCTAAGTTTAATTTACCTTGGGCGTATACACCCTTCTCAGGAACATCAGCCGTAGCAGCTTGTATTTGCCCTGCTTCCTCTAAGACTTTTCTTTCTTGTTGATAGTATGCTTTTTGGTCTATACCAAACAACTTAGCCATACTCGAAGATTCACTTAACTTTATTTCAGGTAGCTTAGATATCTTAACTAAACTATCAGTAGCATCTTCTACGCTTTCAAAACCAACAGCATCTTTATTAGGTATTAAGCTATATATCTCATTTATGTTTTGTCCTTCACTTTGTGCTTGAGCTAGTTTGTTAAACATAAAAGTGTAATGATTGTCACCACCTGCTACAATACTTCTAGCTTTTGCTAAAGCATTAGGGTCATCACCAAACAAAGGCACAAGAGCATTTAACTGATTCTGTACTTTTTCTTTTTTAGCTTTATATTCTTTTTGATTTTGTATGGTTAACTCTTGTTGCTTATCCAATATATTATCCATACGAAGTTTGACTCTCTTTTCTTCTTCGTCAATATCCTTAGTAATCTGTGTAGCAGCACCACCTAAAAATGCACCAAAATTAAATCCCATTACTGTCTCCTCGCCATAATTCCTTTAGGTTCTTCTTCAGTATCTTCATCTTCTTCCACACCTTCGTCTTCAGTATCTTCGTCTTCCACTACACCTCTTTCTTCTAAGCCTTTTATAGCGGCAGATATTAAAGAGTCAGAAGGTTTAGGACTTTCTTCTTCTTCAGTACCTACTTTATATTCTATATCATTCTGTTCAGCTATATAAGCCATCATCTCAATTAACACAGGAGTTACTAATATACCTACATCAATAGAGTGTACACCTTGTAGTACAGCACCTAACTGAAATGAGTTAGCAATTACAGTTAATGGTATACCCATTTCAATAACATTAAGTAATTCTTCTGTTGTATCTCTTTGTTCAAAACGAGAGAGATACCAATCTAAAGCACCCTCTACTGTAGGGTATTGCGGAGGTTGTTGCCAAGGTCGAGCACCAACTTCGTGAGTCAATGATTGACCTGGGATAGGTGCGTCTAATGTTACCTCATTAACTTCTGCCATTTTTTAAGCTCTCTCTTCTACTTCTGATTTGCATCATATAATTTGCTACTCTTTTATTAACTTCATTTTCAGAACCTTTGCCATTACTATTATTCTTAGGCATTGTTCTAGCCAATAAGCCACTCATTTTTTCTTCTACATCTTCGGGCTTGTTATTTAACATAGCATCAAATTGTTTATATATTTTACTTCCTAAATTTGTATCCATTAAAATAGTCCACCAAAACCACCACCACCAAGTAGTCCACCTGTGATGAATTTACCAATGAGTCCACCAAAAGCAGCAGATGAGTTATAATCACCTTTCATCTTAGCTATGTCTGCATTAGAATCAGCGGCTAACTGTGCTTTAGCTAATTCAATTACACGACTTCTTTCATTCTCTGCAGAAGTCCATGCCCACTCCATAGTGTCTCCATAATATTGCCACAGATTATTATAAGCTTGATTACTTAATCCTAATACATTCTGAGCATTTAATTCGTTTGCTCTATTTGTTGAAGCCGTAGCTTGCGTAGCTATCTGCCTTCTCCAATTTGCATTAGACTGTGCAATAACCATCTGATTCTGTGCGTTGAATTGGTCACGCTGATTGTTTAGTTCAGCATTAAATCTTTCAACTGTATTTCTTTGCCCTGCATTAAATTGTTCTTGAGCATTTATTTGAGTTGCATTAAACTGACTAGCTTGCTGTCCTAAAGAAGCAAAGAATTGGTCAACCTGATTTTGTGAGGTTGCATTAAATTGTCTTGCTGCATTTTCAGCAGCTTGGTCAGTAAATAAAGACTGCACTCTTTGCTGTGCATTAAACATATTAGCTTGCTGTTGATTAGATAAGTTAGCCATATCCATCTGTAAGAAGTTCTGAGCATTTTGAACAGCAGACTGTTGTCTGTTTGATAAGTTAGATAAGTCTAAGTTAGCTAATGCAGATGCTTCTGCCATAACTAATGCTTGTTTGTTAGATAGGTTATTTAGATTCATAGTATTAGCAGCACGAGAGTTCTCTAAAGCTATCTGTTGTTCTGCATTAAAATTAGTATTGGCTACATCCGCTATCTTAGAAGCATTCTGAACTCTAGATTGAAAGGCTTGGTCAAACTCTTGACCTAAAAATGTTGCACGTTGCTGTGCCGCTAACATAGCTCTCTGCTGTCTGTTAGATAAATTCTGTGCTTCAAACTGTGCTGTTACCTGTGCATCAGCTTGTGCTATTGGAAGGGCAGATTCTAATGCACCTTGTATAAGAGCTTGACCTGCAATTGAAGATGCACCTAAACCTCTTTGTTGTAACTGAGCCTGAATACCTCTAAGTGCTCCTGCCGCCCATGGGGGAGGATTGCTCATGTCAAAGTTAGCAGTTAAACTTGCAAGCTGTCCTTGTACAGTAGCTTTCTCACTAGGAGTAGCAGTCGCTGCTTGAATTTGCTCAGTAAACTTAGATGCAGTTTCAGCATTGGCTACACCACTAATTAATTCACCTTCCTGTATCTGTCTTTGTACAGGACTAGTCATTTGATTGGCTACACCTTGAGCTGCATCTAACTGTCCTACAGAACTAGCAGTCTGCTGTTGTGCCTCTATCTGTGCCTGTGAAGGAACTTGACCTTGAGCAGCTTGAGTTTGAGATAGAGCTTGTTCTACCTGACCTGCTGCTTGTTGTGATTGCATTAAGTTAGCATCGGTAACTTGTTGAGGTGTTGCAGTAGCTGTTCCTGCTACAGTTGTAGGTACAGCAAAGTCACCTGACACTTGACCTGTTCCACTAGCAACTAATGTATCTTGTGTAGCAACAGGACTTACTGTTTGTATTTGTGCTCCTGCAGGTAATCCTGGTTGAGTTATCATCTGAGCACTTATGTCACCTATGTTAGGTGCAACTTCTTCTGTAAGAATATTACCTTCTGCGTCAGTTATAGGTTGACCATAATTAGGATTAGGCGTTGTACCATCTGCTAGAAATTGATTTGTATCTACCTTTGCTCTTTTTACTTTATCAAACTTTTGAACAGGCGGTTGATTAGTTGGAGTTGTAACTAAAGTTGGTCCTTGAGGTACACGAGGGTCTGGAAAGAAATCAGGTATCATATCATTAGGTAAAGTTCTACCATCGCCACCTGTAGGTAGTGTAGCAGTTTGGTTTCTTTCACCTGCAGGTATCATATTACCACCAAGTTCTGCTTTAGCTATGCGTTGTTGCCCACCTCTAAGTGCTGCTTGTAACTGTGCAGGTGATGCATAAATACCTTGACCTGCTATTTGTTTGTCTAATTGTTGGGCACTTAAATTCATAGGCTGACCTGTAGCCGTGTCAGTAAATACTTCTGTATTAATATATGAAACACCTTGAGGAATATCACCACTTCCTTTAGGTGGTTGAGCTACCATACTTTTCATTTCAGCCACTTGAGGGTGTACTAAATTAGGCATTTGTTCAGGTATCCTAGCATATCTTGCTGGACCACTAGGTATACCTTCGTCTTGACGTGGTGCTTTAAAACCTGCAGGTACAGTTGGTAACCCACCTACCTGCATCTTACGTACAACACCACCCTGTGCCATTTGTGGCATAGGTGTACTTGTTTCTCTTTGTGCTTTTTGCTTTGCGATATTCTTAGTCATGTCTATAGCTTTTAATATCCCTGCATACTTCCTCGAAGCAGGTTGATTAGACATAATAAACTTTTGAAAGCCTGATATAGGACCTTTGTAGCCTAATGTATTTGCTATAGACTTAGTTAATTCGCTTTGCATTTGAGCTTGATTCATTATATATTCCTATTACTTCATCACAATCGCAACCACCAAAGCTACCACACCAAGCGTACCCACCATAGACATAGCTTCTATTCGCCACATTCTTTTGTCTAGGGTTTCTAGCTTATCGTTGACTGCTTGGTATCGGATGGCACACTCTTTTTCATGTGCCTCCAATTCCATTTGTACCTTTAACTCAGGCTGCATCTTCATCTGCTGCACTAGCTTTGGTTTCATCTTCTTCGCTTCCCTTTACAGATTGTATTAACGAATTAGTAAAAGCATTTTGTGCTACAGTT